CCGGCCTCGAGTCAGTAATGGCTCGCGCTGCCGGGGAACGTTCTTTCACCAGTCTCGCCCCAGAGATTAACTTCTTCCCCAAACCTGAAGTCGTGAAAGAAAACTATATTGTCATTGGCGAGTCCACATTTCGCTACCCCCAGAAAAATGACTTCGAACCTTCGACTTACTACGAGCCTATGCGTAAGTTTGTCAGTGGTAATTATGCTCTCTCAGATGTTGATGCTATGAATGAAGTGGTTAAAACCCATGAAAAATATGCATTTGTCTGCGATTTGCGTGATTCTGCTTGGTTAGATGTCAATGTCCCCAAAGCCTTTGACACTATGTTCCACATTTTCGCCCCTGCCCTCAAAGCTCCCATTTTGTCTGTTCCCCAAACTGTAGATCTACTCGATACCAAGAAAGGGTCAGGTTTCGGCTGCAGTGGCACCAAAGGTGCTGCTTGGGCCCATGACCCTCTCCTCTGTTCTTATTGTGTAGATCACCCGTCCGATTGGAATGATACCCTCCCCGTTTGGGTTTGCTCTGGCAAACTCGAGGTCCGGTTGACTTCAAAGGACTGTCGTTGTTATCTTATCTGTCCCTTGTGGCTACAGATGCAACTTCAGCGCTTTTGTAAAGGTCAAAATAACCAGTTCCTTGAGTCTCGCTTCAAGCTCCCTTCCGCAGTTGGTATGAATCTCCCGTACGAGTGGCCTAAGCTCCATGCCCATTTGCATCGTTATTCTACACCAGGTTTTAAAACCAAGTATTTCCAGGGTGATATCGAAAAATTCGACTCCACCCAGTACCGTGCTTTTTATCACCTGATTTGCAAACTTAGAGCCCACGGCCTGCACCTTGGTGGTGCCGCCAAAGCTGAATTTGAATCTCTTTACTATAACATTATCAACCGTGTCGTAGTGTTGCCCAATGGGTCTGTCGTCTTTACTAAAGATGGTAATCCTTCTGGGTCTCCTAACACCACAACCGACAACGGTATGGTTCACATTGCCATGTTGTTGATGTGTTGGTTTAAAGAATTTAACACATTTTCTGGTTTCGTCTCCTTTTTGGACCGAACCGGATATGTTGTTTTCGGCGATGACTGCATCGCAGCAATAAACTGTCCTGATGATGAACGCTTTTTTGCCAAATTACCCGAACTTTGGCGCTCTCTTTACGGAAGCAATTTCGTGACGGAGATCGTCGATGATTGGAGTAAGGTACATTTTTTGGGCGTTTCTCCCCTTAGCTCTCAGCCCCCTTTTTGTTATTTGACCAAACCTTATGACATAGATCGCCAGCTCACGAATCTCGTTGAGAAGGGACGTGATCCTGTCCGTTTTGATCCCCTTGTAGAAATACAACGCGGATTAGCGCACAGAACACTTTTGTCCTTTACTTATCTAGATGATCGTCACCAGGAATTGCCTATGTTGAAGATGTGTATTGACCGCATCTTTGAGGACTATGAAGAAATGTTGTCCGGGAACCCTATGTTCTCCAAACTACTAGATCTTCACAAGCTCTCAGATGCCGACTTTGCTCATCGTTTGATCAATGATGATTCGATCAGTTCCTTACTTGAGTCCCCCAGCGACTTCTGTGTGCCCAATGTTTCACCATCTGGGTTCCTTGACTCCTATCGCCCCGTTCAGATGTTGGTTTCGAATGAAAGAAATCGCCAACAAAAGAAAGTTATGTCTACTCTTTCTTACCGTGAATGGTGTCAAGAACACACC